TGGGAGGGTTCCTATGAAGAAACTAGCAATATTGTTTTTGTTCTTAGTGCTTACAGCGTGTAATCAGCCTAATAATACAGGTGCTGACAACTATCGATTTGTTGGCGCAGATTTTAATTATCGATTTGGCGCAAAACAATACGAGAACAGTAGAGTTACTGTTGATATTGTCACCTACAAATCAAGAACTGACTTACAAAAAGAAGCACGTAAATATGGCGTAACTGATCCTAATTTGGCAGCATTTACTCTTTTATTTAAAAATGATCAAGGTAAATGCACTATACACATGATGGATCCATCTATTTCATATGAGCCTGAGTTTGTAGGTCACGAGTTCCTACATTGTGTTTATGGTCAATGGCATACAGATAATAAATCTACAAGATAATTGCCCTGTTAGTTAAATGGTAGAACGACTGTTTCGTAATCAGTAGATGGCAGTTCGATTCTGCCATAGGGCACCAAGTTTGCTCCCTTAGTTTAGCGGTAAAACACCTGGCTTATATCCAGCATCGTCTCCAGATTAGAGAGCGTCACAGGTTCGAATCCTGTAGGGAGTACCAAAACATTATTGCCCAGGTGGTGGAACGGTAGACACGCAACGTTGAGGTCGTTGTGGACGAAAGTCCGTGAAAGTTCGAGTCTTTTCTTGGGCACCAAATTATCAGCCAATGCTGATAGATTATTTATAGATTTTGGTTGCACTAAGTCCAATCATAGTCTATATAATATAAACAGTCTAAATATGATAATATATAGGAGTTAATCATGGCGGTTCTAGCCTTAGACATTTCGGGTACTCCAAGAGCATGGATTACCAACGACGACGCAATTAGCTATCATGCTAAGAACTTGGTTGTCTGGACTTTAGGAGATGTCATCGCTAAGTATCGCGGAGGCATTCAGAAGGACGGCCGACAAAGCTATCTTGAAACACCGAGCATCATTGCAGTACGTGGCACAGGATTCGATTTTCGTAAGCACAACAAAGTTGTCTTGACTAATCGTACCTTGTTTGCTCGTGATCGCAACATTTGCGGTTACTGCGGTGATCATTTTGGACACACGAGACTAAGCCGAGACCACATTGTTCCTAGATTCCATGGCGGAATCGATGAATGGACCAACGTTGTCACTGCTTGCATCCCGTGCAACCAAAAGAAGGGGTGCAAGTCGCTCAAGCAATCCGGTATGGAACTGTTGTATGTCCCATATGAACCAAATCACTACGAGCATTTGCTATTGCAAAACCGTCATGTTCTTGCTGATCAAATGGCATATCTAATGACAGGTGTACCGAAGCACAGTCGGCTTATTGATCTTAATTAGAAAAATAAGCCGACACTGCTCAAGAAGTTAAATAGCATAGATGAAAGTTATGTTCCGCGATAGCTCAGTTGGTAGAGCGTCTGACTGTTAATCAGAATGTCCCTGGTTCGAGCCCAGGTCGTGGAGCCAAAATTAATGCCCCTATAGCTCATTTGGTAGAGCGCCTGCCTTGTAAGCAGGAGGCGGTGGGTTCGAAACCTGCTGGGGGCACCAATTATAAAAGCAAGAGTTTATCAAAACTCTTGCTTTTACTTTAACGATTTTGATTGTCTCCTTAGCTTAGCTGGATAGAGCAACAGACTTCTAATCTGTAGGTCGCTGGTTCGAATCCAGCAGGGGACGCCATTTTTGAGCCACTCCCGCGAGGTGAGGCCTGACTCATCGACGTTTGCAAAGGCGTTGAGTTGGTGCTGGTGCGAGTCCAGCATGTGGTTGCTTTTTTGAGAGATTAAGAATACGATATAAATAGATTCATGGGGATATAGCTCAGTTGGTAGAGCGACGGCTTTGCAAGCCGTAGGTCCGGGGTTCGAACCCCCGTGTCTCCACCAAAATTATCGGGGAGTAAGTCAGCGGTAGACGGCCTGGTTTGGGACCAGGAGGTCGGAGGTTCGATCCCTCTCTCCCCGACCAAAATAAGGCCCGGTTAGCTCAGCGGAAGAGCATCTCGTTTACACCGAGAGGGTCGGGGGTTCGAACCCCTCACCGGGCACCATTTGTAGTAAGAACTACACACATAATGTGTGTAGTTTTTGGTTTTTTGATAAATAGTTATTCACTGTTTAGCAGTGGGATATAAGGGGTTTTATGAGTTGCAAAAGATTAATAAACACCTCCTGGTTAAGGGTTTTATAGAAGAGGCGCCAGGGCCCGATTATGTATCAGTCTTGAATGACTGGTTTCTTAGGCTCGTTGAGGCTATCGATATGAAGGTTCTTATGAATCCTCACTGCGTATGGTGTGACGACGATGGGAATGAAGGCGTGACCGGCGTAGTGGGTATCACTACTAGTCACAGCAGCATTCACTTCTGGCCAGAATATTATATGTTTGATCTTTATTCTTGCAAGGAATTTGAGGTTGAGACCGTTGTTGAAATGCTTAAGGAGTTCAAAACCCATAGCCTTCAATATCAAGTGATCAACCGAGATACCGGAGAAATGCTTGATAACGGTTTCCTTAACTTATAAACTACCTATGTAGGAATGACCGAGTGGTCGAAGGTGGCAGTCTCCAAAACTGTTGTGGCGCAAGCCCCGCGTGGGTTCGAATCCTACTTCCTATGCCAATTAAACTCACTGTTCACCGAGGGGCAGCGTCAGCCCATTGACGACTTGTGGATGTCCGATAAGTCTCGTGCAACTTACACGAGGAACTGTTGGAATACAGAAACAAAGAATCTTTGGGTACTGTGGTTGCAGCCCGAGAAAAAGCCGAGACTTTGAGGTAGAGGGAGAAGTCCCCGAGCCAAAGAGTCAGAGCAATTATCCCGCTACAGTGGTGAGTGGGGCTGTCACGCGGTGAACAGTGAGTTTAAAAACTTCTTGACATTACCACGATCATGTCGTATATTGAGAACATAGAGAGCAGCGAGCTTTCTACGTTCTTTGACATTGTTAGAAATTCTAATGCGAGTATGGCGAAATTGGTAGACGCCTCAGACTTAAAATCTGATATCTTAATGGTGTGCCGGTTCGAGTCCGGCTACTCGCACCAAACTTTAGACTTGTTACGCTATCACTGCGATCTTCGGTTCGAAACGATGACAGTAGATGTGGTGTAAGGTAGCACTCCGCCCGACGATAGGCCGATACGAGGCCGACAATAGGGGGGCGGTTCGGGTTTCGAAGTCCCGAAGCTATATTGCAGTGATAGCGTAACAAGTTTATGCACCCATCGTCTAGTGGTCTAGGATATCGCCCTTTCAAGGCGGGGACACGGGTTCAAATCCCGTTGGGTGTACCAAATAATACTCACGTTGGGTATACTGTATAAATATACACGGTCCAGAGATAAGGACCAAATCACAAAAGGAAAACAAAATGAAGAAGATTATTGCAATTGCTAGCTTGGCTAGCGTACTTACACTTGGTGCTTGCTCTCAAGAAGCTGCTCCTGCGGTTGACGCAATCGACGCAGAAGTTGCTGAGGCTGCCGAAGGTGCAGATGAAGTAGCTGCCGAAGTTGCTCCTGCCGAAGGTGCTCCTGCCGCTGCCGCTCAGTAATAGAAGTAAGTAAACAACCATCGAGGACATCATCATGGGACAAGTTATTCACGTAGATTTCTCTACAAGAAATCATCATCAAAATGAACTTTCTGTATATCTGGATTATCTACGAACAAGTGGCTTAGACGAAGATGATGTCCTCGACATTCAAGATGCAATTCTTGACAAGGACCGCTACTTCGAAGCAGACGAAATCATTCAAGAGTTTGCAAACAGCTGGTTCGAACAGTCTTGATAAGCAGATTTCAAATCTGACTTACAAATGATAAATACATTTGAGGAGTTAGATATGAAACAGAAACATAAAGACAAATTTACTGATGCCGAACTTATTGCTCAATATCAAATGATGCCGACTTTAAGCAAGTTGTCTCATTACTTTGATGTTCCGGATGTTACTATTTGGAGAAGAGCAAAGAAGTTAGGATTGGAATTTAAGATAGGCGGCGCAAACGCAAAGTTTCCACTGTCTGAAATCTTAGAAGGAAAACACCCTCAATATCAAAGTAACAAGCTAAAACATAGACTTGTCAATGAGGGCGTAAAAGAAGATAAATGTGAAGTGTGTGGAATCACAGAATGGCAAGGTGTGCCTATTACAATGCAACTTGACCACATTGACGGTAACTCACACAATCATTTATATGACAACCTAAGATTAGTCTGTCCCAACTGTCATGCACAAACAGACACTTGGTGCGGAAAGAATAAAAAAGTTAATGGGTGATCGCCGAAGTTGGAGAGTCGGGACAGTCTGTAAAACTGTTGTGTAATGCTGAGTTGGTTCGAATCCATCATCACCCACCAATATAATGCGCCTGTAGCTCAGGGGAAGAGCACCGTGCTGATAACGCGGTGGTCGGAGGTTCAAATCCTCCCGGGCGCACCAATTATAAAAAGTATACGTCAATCATAACTACATAAATATTAATACGGAAGCGTGTCCGAGTGGTTTAAGGATCTTGTCTTGAAAACAAGCGAGGGTGAAAGTCCTCCGTGAGTTCGAATCTCACCGCTTCCGCCATCATTCATTAGGAGAAAGATGTGTCATACCTATTATTCTTAGACGATGAGCGACATCCTGATGATGTTACGTGGGAAAAGTTCCCCAGAGATTTGGTTACGTTCATCTTAAAAGATTTTGATACGTTCGTGAAGCAAGTCATAACCTCAGGAATGCCTGCGTTCGTGTGCTTCGATCATGATCTATGTGATCAACACTATGAGGCTATGATAGCAGAAGCGCAAGGTCTTCCGGCAGACTATGGTCCTAAGAAGACGGGCTATGACGCTGCTAAATGGCTAGTAGATTTCTGTGAAGATAACAAGCGTAAGTTTCCCCGTTATGTGGTTCATTCTATGAATCCGGAAGGGAAAGAACGAATCATCGCATACATCGAGGATGCTAAGAATCGGCTAGATATCTAGAATACGGAGAGTTGGCTGAGCGGTCGAAAGCGGCACCCTGCTAAGGTGTTGTACGGGCAACTGTACCGAGGGTTCGAATCCCTCACTCTCCGCCAAGATTTTAAAAATAACAGTTGACATTGGTTATCCGTTTTGCTATATTGAATTATAAGCTGAGAAAACGGAGTTACAAAGACATGAATAAGCATCGTTTGGTCACTGTCAACGGCGTGATTTATCGCGGGTTTGATATTGATGGTAAACTTTATGTTGTTATGATTCCTCTCGGCAATCATGGTGATTGCATCAGGGCTTGACAACGTTCTGTAAAATATGTATAACGCACCGGTGGCAGATTGGGAATGCGGTGGACTGCAAATCCGCTACGCAAGTGAAGTAGGTTCGATTCCTACCCGGTGCTCCAAATACTAAACATATCGGTACCGATTGAAGTCAAATATTGAGGACATAGGGCGAATCGGCTAAGAGAATGCATGTGTGACTGCCACTATACGTTTGGTAAAGACAAAGAGATTAAAGGCGAATAGTTCAATTGGTAGAACCTTCTGCTCATAACAGAATAGTTGTCGGTTCAAGTCCGGCTTCGCCTACCAAATACTAGAAAGGAGAAGGCAATGGAATGGCCAAAAGTTGATGAAATGCTCGGTCAGACCTTCTCTAAGGTTTGGTCTGATGACGAGACAGTGACGTTTGAAAATGATGAGGTGCGTTATACGCTCTATCACGCTCAGGATTGTTGCGAAAGTGTTTACGTCGAAGATATATGCGGTGACTTGGAAGACTTGGAGGGCTGGCCTATGCTAGTCTCCAGAGAAGATACGAACGTTGAAGGTCCGGTCATGGATGACGAAAGTTATACGTGGACGTTCTACAACTTCGCAACCTTCAAGGGATTTGTGACTGTTCGATTCTACGGATCCTCGAACGGGTACTATTCAGAAGACGTATCTTTCAAGAAAGAGCTACTTGCTAATTGACAGATTCGAATAACGAAAGAATTTAAGTGAAAGTCTATATCCTTATCAACCGCGAGATATATGGTTTATCCAGAATTATTGCTGTGTATGACAATCTTGATGAAGCTGAAAAGCATCGTAAGAACCTAAATGATAACGAAGACTTTTTCGACGATAACAACTACTCTATCGAAACACATAGTGTAGATACAAAGTTTTAGGGCGTATTGGACAATTGGTTGGTCCAGCAGACTCTTAATCTGCCGCAGAAATGCCTTGTGAGTTCGAACCTCACTACGCCCTCCAATACAATCCCGGGCGCCCGGGTTGATGCATTTAGGTGCGGTGCGTTGTAAAATAGGCAGGTAACTGCCGAGTGTCACGAATTTTTGAGTTGCCGATGAAGCTAGGTCGCTCCTAGACATATGGAAGTAATTACTCTTAGTAGATGTGATGTCTACCCATCGGCAAACGAAGCAATATAAGGAGGATATCATGCCAGCAATGACATTAGCGAAGTCGGGCAAGCGTTATACTCATGAAGAATGGGTTAAGTTAGACGCCGAAGAACGCATACAGCTTCTTAGTATGTATGGCCCGGGTTATACAGACGAAGCGTGGAAAAAGCATTACGGTAATAGAAAGAAAAATAAATGAAACATAAGATGTACTGTATCTTTGCTAAAGAGAGCGTTCAGAAGATGAACGGTATCCGTGGCAAAATGTGTACGCAGGCAGGACATGCTTATCTACACGCATTTTGGGATGCAACTATCCCTAATGCGAATCATACTACGATTGCTGAACCTGATATTCTTGTTAAGAAGCAGGAACAGGCACTAGCGTATGCTCACGGTGATCATGCATATAAGATCACTCTTATCGTAGACACTGTTGATGAGTTGAAAGCATTGCAAGAAGCATACAAGAATGTCTGCGGTACTGCACTAGTGACTGATGCAGGATTCACTGTTTTCAATGAACCGACTACGACTTGTCTTGGCATCGGTCCGATACGAGAAGATAACATCGGTGAAGATTTGAAAGCACTAAAGACGTTTACTTAATGACGGGGTAGCTCAGTTGGTCAGAGCGCCAGACTCATATTCTGGATGTCGAAGGTTCAAGTCCTTCTTCCGTCACCAAACTTAATGGCTCGTTAGTCGAGTTGGTCAAGACGCCAGCCTGTCACGCTGGAGATCACGGGTTCGAGTCCCGTACGAGTCGCCATTTTTAATACCCAAAACACTGTACAACAGTGATCGTTTATACTATAGTCAGTAAATAAGAAGGAAACACACATGAAGATCAATCTACGCAAGGCCAACGCTATTCAAGTAGCGATCAACGAAACTGTCAAGGGCCTTGAATTCAATGCTACGGCTAGCATTAACGAGTTCCAAGACGCTGACAAAGAGATTCTTGCTGCGTCCAGCAAGTTCAGCGGCAACCTCGCTCGCCGTCTCGCTTTGCTTGATGCCCTTTACGAGATTCGTAAGGCGGTCGCGTCGGCAAACGATAGCGCAGGCATCGATGGTCGTCTCGCTGACGTTGCCCGACTTGAAAAGGACCTTCAGTTCTACAGCACGTATGCAAAGGCTTCGGTCATTACCGATTCCGCTGTCATCAACGGCAAGCTAGAGAAGATTCGTAACCGCAAGGAAGATGCTTATTCTTACCGAGGCGAGACGGTCGACACTTCTATCTTTAACGAAAAGGTACTTGAAAGTTTCAAGGGTATCGTTGCTTCTACTAAGAAGCAGAAGCAGAAGCTGCAGGACGAACTCCTTGAGTTGAACGTCCGCACTGAAATTGAGTTTTCAGCGGCAACTGTTACTACGCTCACCAACGAGAAAATCCTTTAAGGGGGTATGATGAAAGTCGGTCTTAGTTACAGTCGTTGTGTTAAGGATATTGTTGACGGCAAGGTCAACATCGATGATGTTTTGGTGGTAATCGCCCGAACCGACTTTGACCCTACTAACGATAAGCAGTGGGGAGGAATTTGGGATGGCTACACCGGAGGCGGCCTGTTTAGTCATGCTGAATGGCATGGCTACCCTGACGAGCAGAAGTTCCGTGAGGTAACTTTAGAACTCTATAACAGAG